AATCTGTTCCTACAGGAACTAATGCATTTGATGAAGGTAAATATGTATTTGGTATTACAAGTGGTGCTTATGGTGTTGTAGAAGGAACTGCATCTGGTGTTTATAGTACAGGTGTACTACTATATGTAAAGACTCTATCTGGTAGATTCTTACCTGGTGAAACAATTAGAGATGAGGGTGGTGTAACTGTAAGAATTGCAAAAGAAAATACAATATCACATTTCATAATTCAAAATAGAGGACTAGGATATGCTGATGGTGCTACTCTATTAATTAATGGTCTAGAGTTTGATAGTTCTAAGATAGATCTTTCAAGAACTACAGATGGTAAACTTTATAAAGCATCTGTTGCTAATAGATCTGCTGTAGGTATTGAGTATGCTCAACCTCCTGCTATCACTGTAAAAAATCCAGAGGGTTCATCTGCTCCTAATGCTGCTGCAAGTATTGTTCCTATCTTGTATAGAAACACAGTCACTACATATACACCACAAAATGTTAAGTCTATTGGTTGTGCTTATGGTTCTGGAAATGCAAATGATTTCTCTGCTGATGTTGTCGTAGATAGTCAAAAGTATTCTGAGATTAAGACTGTAACTGACTATACATTTTTTGGTTCACAAGGATCTACATTTATTGAATCAACAAGTTTCAGTGCTGATGCATCAACTGCTGTACAGCAAGGTGACCTTGTACAATTCTCAGATGATGATAATAATCTTGTTAGATCTATTGTTCAGTATGCAACAGAACAAGAAGGAGCATACAAATCTAGAATTTACTTAGACACAGCTTTGCCTGGTGCAGTTACTAATGCTAGTATTGTAAGATTACGTCCAAAGGTAGACAATGCTGCAAAGGGCACATTACTATTTTCTACTGGTAGTAAGCAAGTATCTCAAATATCTTCTGGTGGAGATGATACTAAAATTAAATATTACTTCCGTAGAGATTTTGTAACTACTGCAACTACAGGTGGTGGTACAATTACATTCGCTGCACAGTTACCATTTGGTACACAAAGATTTGCTGCATACAGTGAAGAGAATTATATCATTACTGTATTAGATCCTGGTGATGCACCTGACATAATAAAAGGTGATATCATTTATGTTCCAACAGATGTTGTAGATATTTCATCTGCTACTGATACTGCTAGTGGACTAACATCAGGTAGTATTAGTTTACAGTTATCATCAGCATATTTTGGAAATATACCATCTAATGGTACTTTCCCTAAACTTAAGTTAACCGCAACACTAGAAGTATCTAATGCAAAACCAAGACTTAAGACTGTAGTAAAAAATAAGAGAATCACAGTTACATCTGCTGGTGATCGTGTTGTGCCATTAAGAGGTACAGACTATGATACAGAAGTTGTAGAAATTTTATCTTATGCAGATGCTTTTAAATTAAACTACGTTTATGAAGGAACATCATCACAACCTCCTGAGATTGATACTGCTGGTAATATAATTTCTGGTACTGATGTAACATCAAGATATACATTTGATGATGGACAAAGAGATACAATCTATGATGTATCACGTATTGTTTTAAAACCAGGTTTTGAAGAAACAACTGGTCAACTTGTTATTTCTTTCGATTACTTCGAGCATTCACAAGGAGATTTCTGTACTATTGATAGTTACTTACATGAGGCAGGAGTTTCAGAAGATGAGATTCCAACATTCGACTCATCTGTTCTTGGTATTACAGAACTCAAGAACGTAATTGACTTTAGACCAAAGGTTGATAGCACTGCTATTATACCAGGTTTCCTTGATACATCAACACTAGAAAGAACAGAAGGATCATTCTCTGGTGCTGGTGCTATTGTTGCAAGTAGTCCTGCTCCTGATAAGAATTTAGAATATACATTCTCATTCAGTCAAGTTCAATACTTAGATCGTATTGATGGTATCTTCTTAGATAAGAAAGGTAATTTTGTAGTTAATGAGGGTAACTCATCTCTTAACCCAACTAAACCAGATCCAATAGAAGATGCAGTACCATTGTTCTATGCATATATTCCTGCATTTACCAAGACAAGTAAAGATGTAAGAATAACTCCAGTTGATAATAAACGTTACACAATGCGTGACATTGGTAAATTAGAGAAACGTATTGAAAGATTAGAATACTACACAACACTTAGCATACTAGAACAGCAAGCACTTAACATGCAAGTTAAGGATGAGATAGGTCTTGACAGATTTAAGTCTGGTTTTGTTGTTGATAATTTTGAAGCACATAAAGTTGGTAATCTTAAATCATTAGATTATCGTTGTGCTGTTGATGCTCAACAATCTGTACTACGTCCACAATCTAAAGAAGATTCTGTAGGATTAGTAGAAGTTAATACAAGAGAAGATCAAAGAGCAGTTTCTGGATATAAGAAGACAGGACATATGGTTACACTACCATATTCTCCATTGTCTTTATTAGGAAATAGTTTTGCATCATCTACAGTAAATCCAAACCCATTTGTTGTACTTCAGTATGTTGGTGATAGTGATGTATCTCCATCAATAGATCAGTGGTATGATTCAAGTATAGAACCAGTTGTTGTAGATACAAATACAGATCTATTCAATATATTCTTGGCAAAAGAAAGTGTAAAAGAAAGTTTCTCTAGTTTACATAATTCATTTGTTATTAACTGGGTAGGTGCTACATCATCATTTACTGCTATTAATTCATTAGGCAATGTCAATACACAAGTTGCTAATACATCAGTTCAAACTGCATCTGTTGGAAGTTCTTCTAACATCAGTCCACAAAACAATGAAGTAGGTAAAGGTCTACAGACTAAATCTGTAGGTGATAGTATTGTTTCTACATCATTATCATTCTTTGCAAGAAGTGTACCTATCAAATTTAAAGTTGGTAGGATGAAACCTAATACAAGATTATATGTTTTCTTAGAAGGTAGAGATATTAGTCGTTGGGTAAATCCTGACCTTAGATATACTGGTATTGCAGGAAACTCTCTATCAGCATTTAATGGATCTATTACTACAGATGAGTATGGTAATGCTAGTGGTTTGATTATACTACCAGCAGGAACACCTCCTAATGAAAATGCTATATGGGGTGGAGACATTGATACTGTTGGATATGATGCATCAGCAGAATCTTTAAACTTCACTGTAGGAACTCTAACATTTAGATTTACATCTAGTGCTACTAATGCAGCAAAAACAGATGTTGATAGTTACACAGAAGTTAAGTATTATGCTACAGGTATTCTTCCAGAGAATCCTTCAAGTATTGTGTCTACAAAACCATCTGTCTTTAAATCTAATGAGGGTGTACAGTTAATCGAAAGTAATACTGACAATCCTGTAAGACCTAATCCTCTTGCACAAACATTTAAAGTAGAAAATCTAGATGGTGGTTGTTTTGTAACTGGTATTGATTTGTATTTCAGTAAGAAGAGTACAACAATTCCTATTAAAACATATATCACAAATGTGGATGCTGAAAAACCAGCAAAAAATATTGTACCTGGCAGTGAAAAAACATTAACACCCAACACATTCCTTAAGTGTTTTGCTAGTGGTAACATGTCAATACTCAAGGGTGAAAATGTTACTGGTGCATCTTCTACTGCGTCAGGTCCTATACTCAAAGTGTTTGATAAGAATAATGTAGAATTAGTTGCAACTGCATCTGGTAGATATAGTCTTACTAACGAACAAGTTTATACTGTTGTTCTTAGCAATCATAATGGTAAATCATTCCTACCAAATGAAGATCTAATTATTCCATCTGTAACTCTTGCTAATGATACAGGTGGTACAGATTTTGTTCTTGCTATTGCAAAAAATAGTGGTAAGTTATCAGGTATCAGAGTTACAAATCCTGGTCTTAATTACGACAGTGCAATTCTAACAATAGAGAGTCCACAATTACCTGGCGGATCTACTGCTACAGCAAGCATAGAAGTTTCTGGTGGTAAGATTTACAATGCTGAGGTATCACTATCTGGATTTGGATATACAGAAGCACCATCAGTTGTTGTCAAAGGCGTCGGAAATGGTGCTGGAGGATGCGAAATCGTGACATCTATAGAAATAGATACACCAGCAGTTAGAATGGGTGTAGCGGTTGATACGGATGGTGTTACACAATCAACAACTCCTACACATTTTGGATTTGATTATCCAGTGTATCTACAAAATGATACAGAATATGCTCTTGTAATTGAGACAGATTCTATTGACTATGAGTTATGGTCATCTAAGTTGGGAGAAACCGACATAGCAACAAGTACGGTCATCACAACTCAACCAGGTTTAGGTTCGGTTTACCGTTCTCAAAACAC